CTGAACTTGAACCGCTAGAGTTGGCGAAGAGCCACCCATAGCAACATCAAAGTTCAAAGCGATTTTCATTTCCTCACCAGGGCCAATATCACGATCTGAACCCAGGTCGATAATATTAGTCGAAGCCGCGTCAGCCGTTACAGACTGAGCATCGGAAAATTGAAGATTGTAATCAATAATCATTTATTTACTCCTGTGTTATCCTTAGCTTATTGTGGCTTCGGTGTTTAAAATAGCGTCATTTCTTCTGAACGGAATTCCGTCAAAAGACATTACACGCTTCCCAGCTACCTCATCCATAGATAGACGAACATTACTCGTGTTAGTAATTTGGCGTCTTAGGATTGAAGAGATAGTGCGGTTGCCATAGAAAACACAACGACCAAGATTTACATTTGGAAGTTTCTCAACCGCTTGTACCATTAAGTCAACTAGAGCTGCTGATGAACCTGAAGCATCTTTAGTTAAGTTAGATACATCGATGTTCGGGATACGAACAACATAGCGCCAATCTCTTAATGACATACCGATGTCCCACTTGTAGTGAGTTCTGTAACCCTGGTACTTACCACTTGCAGCATCTTCCAAAGTAACTTCACCAAGGTCTTGATGTTTCAGACCAGCTTGTGAACCTTTAGGGTAGATACCATGACAAGTGTTAGGCCCCCAGCACACCAACCAAATGGATGTGTTGTCAGAACCTGAACCACCACCAACGATGATGTTGTCCCCACTTTCCGCAGATAGTGAGTTGTAGCGTGGAGCTAATCCCATGAATTTTTCAGGGTCAGTTCCAGTATCACCATAGAACAATGTACTTGCCATTGTTTGGTTCATAGACTCTAGGAATGCTCTGTCCTCAGATAGACGGAAAGAAGCGGTGTTACCATTTAAATCAGCTAACGCCTTATCAACTTCAGCATACGCCTCAAGCATACCCGCTGTATCAGTAATCTGTACAGTTGTACTCTTTGAAGGTTGAACACCATAGTTGAGCTTACGCCAAGTTGAACTTGGTAGTCCTGAACGGACTGTTGTTTTATGACCAGTTGGAAGGTTGCCCTCGAGGAATGTCATATCATCTAAGACTTCATTAGTCTCAGCTAACAATTCCACGATAGTATCAATCTTGCCATCCGCATCATACCTTTTAGCTACATCAGCTAAAGTAGGATTTGTAGTCGACAATACTGCCATTGTTATACTCCTTTAAGTATTATTATTAAGTTTGCATTGATGGATAAAGGACAGCTTCACGCGACAACTGGCTAGTTGTAGTTCCTCCTACAACAACCGAGTCTTCGCTGATTGCCTTACCGACACGATGTAAAAATCGTATCATTTCAGGATGGTTTCCCAATCCCGAGCTATCAAGCATTTCATTAAACTCGGATGTCCCAAAGCTATCGCGCGCCTTGACTGCTACTGAAATACTTTCATCAAACTTATCGTTTCCATATTCCGTATCAGCTTTAGCTTGCTCTACCCAGGACTTCTGCTGCTCCACCCATTGATTCATTTCAGCCTCTTTCATTTGGGCCACCATGTCCACACCTCTTTGAGCTTGTTCTTGTGTTAAGCCATTCTCTTTTGCAAAGGTATGATATTCAGCGAGTGTGTCATTGTTCATATCAAAATTTTCAGGCAAGTCGAATGTTGTATATTCCTCAGGCGCTCCCGCTACCTCAGTTTCTTCTTGTCCCTCTTCTTTACTAGCAGCATCACTCTCCGTTGACTCTGTTGGCTGTGAAGCCTCCGTTGTCTCAGTTGAGTTTTCTGACTGCTCTTCATTAGTCGCTACTTCAGGCGTCTCCGCCGTTAGTATTGTTTCTTCTTCAGCCATTTGAATCTCCTTGTTTAAGGTTTTCTTTTAGCATCAACGAGTATTGATCTATATCCGCTGATGCTACTTTATCCAACAACCATAATCCTATATTGCGCTCACCCTCGTGAAGACTCATTACATTACTATCGCGGTTGAAACTGGTTCGATACTGTCCTGTTCTCTCCAGGATTTTGTAAACGATGCGTCTACCCCATTGCTTACCTAGCAATAACTTAATATCTGCTAGTTCAGTATCTAATTTATTCTTTTCCTTTTGTTTAGCATTCTTGACGCTTACCTCGTCAGATGCGTTATATTCTTTAGTCATATTTATTTCATATCTGCACTATCTCATACTTTCTGCAAGTTAATTTTCGTTAGCTTCATTTGCTTCTTCTAATGACAAGTTAACAAAGCCACATGATTGTAAAAATTCCAGGGTAATTAGCATTGATGTTTGATGTAAATGGTTTTCAGGATGCGGCTCCGTAAACTGTAAACTGGTGACCGCGTCAATCGCATCATCAATACTTACGACCACTAGCTTATGCCTCCAATAATGTCAGTCAAAATATTCTCTCCGCCTGTATCAGCATCACTCATAACCTTGGCTGCTTGCGCTCCCTGGTTAACTTGTTCCATTGCCATTTGTTGCTGCTGCATTTGCATACGCTCTTCTCTAATCTGTTGAACAATATCATCAGGAACAACAATCTTAGGTGGTACACCAAGCATTTCAGCGTACTCATCAACACTTTGGTCAGCATCAAACTTATCAAGGACTTCAGGCTTGGCTGCTGCCATATTGCCAACGAACCCAGCGAGTCTTTCAATGGCTCCTGTACCAATTGCTTTTTGAGCTTGTGCCATTACCGAGATGTATTCAACCTTGAGAGTCACTCCAGCTAAATCTTCAGGTGCTGGTGGAAGTAATTCACTACGCGCCATAATGTTAAAGGTTCTATCGATTAATGGATTAAGCAGCTCAGTATGAAGTCTCTCTAATACTGGCCCTAACATAAGTAATTTCTCTTCATGTCTCTCGTCAATCTCTCTCGCTGTAATCTGTCTCCTATCTGACTGCGTCATCATTTGGAATAGATCACTATAGAAACCTTGTTGAATACGATATTGTGTTTCAGCTATATCCTGTTGCAGCTCTGCTAGTCTAGGATTAACCTCATAGGTTGGTCTAAAGCCGCCCTGGTTACCTTGCATCGTATCAACATAGGTAACACCACCTGGCAATACACTAGCTGATTGACCTCTAAGGGATGATGGAGCCTGGAGTGGTGGATTAACCATCTTATCAATACCCTGGGCTTTTCTCTTTTGCTCAATCTGTAATGCTTTAACATCACCAAGGACATCCATACCTGGTGAACGACCATAGATGTCAACTCCTGTAACATGCCAACGAGGCGCTAGTATTGGAAACTCTTCATAACCACTCTCTAATAGCTTATGTTCATTCCTACTTGCTTTCTCAACATAGCATGAATGGTAAGGCATATTGAGATTATCTTTCTTGGCGTACTCACGCGCTGAGTTAGGTTCAATTACATGAAGGACTTCGACCCACTTATCAAGCTGCCCACTCTTAAACATGGTTCTAACAGCATCAGAACAATTGTCCAGGCCAAACTGTTCGACCACCTGTGCAACAGTCATATTAAACTCACGATAGAATGTGTCTACCTGAAGTCTATGTGATTGTGCCAGGCCATACTCACCAACTGTAAATGGATAACACCTGATAACATCATCAAAGTCTTCACTAATTAACAGAGCGCCTGTACCAAACACAGCTAACTCTTCATAAATTGTTTGCAATGAATTGTATAAATTTGATCTTGAGAATATGTCTCTCATTTTCTTTTCAACAGCAAACAGCCATTGCTTAACATCGCTCTGTTCCATAAGCGCAGCGTCAGGGGTTGCTAGTCTGAACCAGGGTCTTGCTGGTGAAGTAATGCCACTCATCATTCCAGCTGATAATGTTCTAACTGCCATTGAACCAGTTGAATCAATAATCTTGCCGTTCTTCTTTGAGCCGTCATTACTTTTAGAGGTTAGGAATCGTCCACGCCTGGGCATAATAAATTCACTCAGCTCTTCCCAATGACCAAAGTAAGTAGAACGCTCATCCTTGATGTCCGTCCATCGTCTCATGTAATCCATTGTCTTTGCCACTACTAACTCCCTAATATGGTTTTCTTATTATTTGATTTGTTGTAATCGTTAAGTGCATTCATAATGTTCTTACCACCCTGGACTGCTGAAGTATTAGTTGTAACCTTCTTAACAACCTTAGAGGCTGCTTGCCTGGAACCATAGCTGTCAGCTCTACGAATCGTATTACGATCTGTTGTTTGTTGGTTTTGTACAGCCGCTCTTCGTCCTTGAGCTGTTCCTGTATCACTCTGAGGATTAGCAGTATTTATCTGAGTCGTTGTATTGCCTGGTGGTCTAAACCCACCCGCTGCTTTATCTGCTGATGATTGAGGGCCTGTACTTGGGCCAGTTCTACCTGTCATGAAATTAAAACACATGCTATTGTCCTAGTAAAGATTTCTTACGAATATCAGCTGCCTCTAACACACCTCTTGAACCTGTCAATATGGTTGACTTACGGCCTTGTAATTGTGCAGCTGCTTTTTTCTCAGCTTTTCTTACAGACTTAACTGCTTCGCTTGCCTGGGTTGGTGGTGGTGCTGGCATGTCTACTGGGGCGGGTGGTGGTGGTGGTGGTGCTGGCGCTCTACTTCTAAAACACATATCTATCTCCTAATTAAATGGGTCATAATCAGCCAATACGGCCTCTTCTTTAAAGCCAAAATGGCCTATCTTCTTGGCTGCTACTGGGTATGAGAATGTCAATGCCAGGGCATCGCCCAGGTCAGGTGACCTTCCACCTCGTTTCTTTATGTCATCCTTAGACTCGAGCTGCATTCTATTAGCTGAATCAAACTTGTAAGTAGGTACACATAAATCTGTCTTTAAATCTGTATGCGGTGGCAATGCTCCACCATCTTCAAGCCATATGCGGATGCCGTCCCACATCTCAGCTCGCTTGTTGTTATAAGTTGGATTAAGAGCTTTACCTCCAAAGTTAACCTCTGTAATGAAATAACCAAGCTGCCTTAGTCTATCAATCACACCTTCACCACGCCCTGAGTCAATGAATACTGCATCAGGCTTCCACTCGTTAATCGTTTGAGCAACCATACCAGCCAATGTCATATTGTCTATATCATCAAATATCTTTGGCTCGAAGGCTGCAAGGCCCTGGCGTTTTTGTATCACACTTCTATCACTACCAAAGCGAGCGACATCAACTCCAATTATCCTGGCTGAACCTGTAATGTCAGCATCCGTCATTTTCTTTGCAGCTGCATCACTTACCTTATCGATTGTGATTAATGCGTTATCCATTGAAGCACTAAAGTCACATAAGAACTCACGCCTATACTGGTTCTCTGACATTGTCTTGCGAGCCATTAAAACTTCTTCTTCTTCAAGGACATCAGTCTCATCAACTCGATACATCCCCGCATACCAGGCATCATCTGTTTGAGCATATTGGTATAGATCATAAAACTGGTTCAGTCCCTTTGGCGTACCAATGAATAAACACCAGCCCTTGTGATGTGTATCTGTTAATGCGGGACGAATAATCTCAGGCCAGGTCTCAGGACGGAAGTCAGCTATCTCATCAGCCACGATTCCATCAAAATATAAGCCACGCATAGACTCACCATTGTCAGAGCCATACAGCCTTATCCTGGCTCCATTTGGAAAATCAATAGCGGACTCAGACTCATTTGCTTTAACGCCTGGTATGTTTAATGTGAATCGTTTGAGATAGTCCCAGGCTACTTGCTTGGCTTGCTTTTGGTAAGGCGCCACATAACCAAATCGTAAGTTGGCGCGCTTTGTTCTAACTGCTGCATCAATGAGTGTATTAATTGCCAGGTATGTTTTACCAAACCTTC